GTGAAATCTAACCAAATAGGGGGCATTCGACCCTGGTTTTTAAACCCTCGCCGAGCCATCTGGACTACGTAAAAACCCCTAATAAGGGGAGAAAAATTTTCGTCCAGAAGGCCCTCAGGGACCTCCTCATTAGAAGTTATGTCGTGCCAAAAAGGTGACGGGTGCTCCAATCAAATAGCCAAAGGAGAAGTCTTCTCCAATAGCACGCATGACTAGAGGGGAATGCGATGCGGCTGTTTGCACGCGCACTCCCGGACCGGTGTTGTTATTCACGGTCAATGGCACATAGTTGCTAGTCGGCGGCAGGCCCACTGTGGTGAGCGTCACCGGATAGAAACTATAATATGGCAACTCAAGTTCGACCACTGGTTCGAATGGTCCCACCTGGGCAGCATATGCGATGTTGAGCTGCTCCTCCGGAGCATCTCCTGTATCTAAGGCGAATTTCTGGGATGTATTTCCAGGGACTTCGCCGTAATACATAGCGTTTGGCTGGTCAGAACTCGACGAGTTCGGCTGGCCTGCAACATAAAGTCGCATGCCACCGCACATAAATCTGAACAGCGAGAGCACTCGGGAAAAATAATCCCAGGCAACGTCGTGAGTGCCAACCGCGCCGTCGTTCCACGACGACAAGTAAGGCCGAATCACGTTCGATGACCCTCCAAACATTTTGGAGTCATGAGGGCTCGTGGATGAGGTGTTCTGAGCAATGCGCTCATATCGACGCAGAACTTGCCTGAACGAGGTCACAACCTCGCCCATGCCCAGCGCGTTGATGCCGGGGTCCGCGTTCTCCTCTGAATCGTATGCAGCTTGCGCTCTGCCACTCTCAAGAGTCGGCAGATTTGCGCGGCACCACACACCATTCGAGACTTCGAGATCGCCCATCTCGGAGCCTCCATATCTTCCGTCGCAAATCATCGGATATGCGACTTGAAAGTCTTCCCCAGCTCTAGTTTCGACTATGATATCAATCGAATCGGCACATGTGCTGGGGTTCCTGAGAGCGTTGATGACACGAACATAGATCATGCCAGTTGGTGTATCCCAGCACGTAGCTGGGGTAAAGTTCACCGCCTCAGAATCCTTCCACGGCAGGTTCCATGTGAATGGAACGCAATAATCAAACTGCGTAACCTGCCTCAGGTCGTGGATCTCGGAGTAGCACTTCGAAATATCGACAGTCGAAAGATCTGTTGACTGTTGTGCTCCTGGGACCCAAATCACTTGAATTCTCCCAGTGTGAAAGGGAGTCTTCACGAGCTTAAACGTGTAGCACAGCGAACCACGCCAATATCGAAAAAGGCGTGAAACGTATGATACATAGTTATGGTAGCTCCGAATAAATTCTTCGCCAACGCCGCCAGGGTTGGTGTTGTAATCATCCTTAAGGCAGCTAGTAGCGTCGACTGGCCATTTCCACAGCAAATCATTTTGTGCTTTGGTCTTGTCGAATTTGAACCGATCCAAATATGTGGGTCGGGTCACTATCGTCTTTATGGCCATTTCATCCTGCTCCGTGCAGAAGATTTCTGCAGGGATATCTGTCTCGTTCTTAGCGTCGAGTGAAAGGATTTTACCTTTAACATCGCCGTTGTAGTGGGCCAGATGAGTATTATATCTATATTGAATAGACATGTCGTACTCAGGATCATTGGGTTTGGACCATCCGAAGATGGAAGCTGTCGCCGCAATGGCATCAGTCATCCACGTCAGGGTCCGAGCATATGCCCCAAGAAAGGGCACAGCTAGGAAGTTGCGAGCAAAACGGCCGGTTGCTCTGGCCGCAGTCTCTACTGTTCCTGGTCGTTGTTCCTTCTCAGCCACTCTATCAAGAAGTGGCTTAAATGAAACGATGTTCACAGGCGCATCGGTGTTGGTCACCTCACGGTTCCCTCTACCCTTGCGCCCATTTGCCTGTGCAAGTCCAGACTCTAGCCTCGCATTGTTCCACCTCTCCCTTACGGAGAAATGGGGCTCTGCAAAGCTGCTGGAGATTGGAAGGCCAGTGGGCATCTGAATATCAATATTTTCAGCCCACATCCAGAGCGTGCAATCTACGTCGTCAGACCCAGTCAAGGGACTGTAGACTATCACACGCACGGTTCCAAGCAGTGAGTTTGCTGCTGTCACAAGATCAAAATGTGACATTGGTCCCATAAAGGGAACTGTCAGCTCAACTGCTGTCGATTCCGCCAAATCCAATTGGACGTGGCGATATCCTGTCAATCCACCAAAGTGGATGAAATTGCTCGGTGCAAGGCCCAGCATTGTCTCGTATGGATTAAACACGAGAATCATACGGCCTGCATTGAAGGGCTGCGCGTTAATCTGAAGCTTAAACTTAAAGTCACACCTCAGATAGCGAAAACCCTGGAGCTTCTCCTTAATCATTGGCTGCTTGATATAGTCATTTGGAATGACTACATTTGCCAGTGACGAGATTACTCCTGTATTGGACTGCCAAACAAAATTAGCGATTGGCGTGGGTCTCGAAAGAAAACCCACTACGCTATTGGCCAGTTCGTCCTCTGCGTCGATGTAGTATCCTCTCGTTCTACGAGAAGAGACTCCAACGGATGGAACGTCACCCTCTTCAACGAAGGTGACCACCTCCTGAGCCACCTCTTGAAGCTGTGGCTCTAGGTCGAGAGACCCTTGAGTCTCTCCATCTCCGGCTTGAGCGATACCGGTTTCGCATTTTGATGTTTTGCTGAGTCAGATATTCATCCCATGAGACGACTCAATCTTTGGGGATATAGACTGGGTAGATAGCCTATTATATTCAGGAGGGCACACTTCTACCAGTAGGGGTGAATACCCCTCCCTCCGCGCTTCAGGATAGCCTTGACGTCCTGGGCGCACCTCAGCAGGATTTGCTGCACAGACTCCTTCAGTCATTTGAGCCTGGCCCCGATCACGAGGTTTGGATTGTGCAATTCCGGTACACCAACGAAGACTCTCGATCTTCTGATAGTAATCGTAGGTATGGATTTCCGTCTTTGCCCTCAAGAGGAACTGCGCTTTCTCAAAGGCAGGAAATTCTCTATCAAAGGTTGCCCGATCATGTTGGGCCAACTCATGGACGGCTTCGGCGAGTGTAATTGCCGTTAGCTGGTGCACGTCAGTTGTGCCATGCACCCACATTGCCATTTCACGAATTGTCACAAGGGACAGGGGAGCTCTAAATCTCACCTGTTGTTCGTCCCATCTGAAACCTCGTTTCAAGAAGGCCACTTCGTGGAGACGCCGCCAGGGCTGCATCTCACCAGTTTTGCCCTCATCTGTATAAGTCATGCCGATGTCAGCAAACGCCTCTTTCATGGTCAGTTGGTTAAACCACTCAATTATGGCATCTGCAATACAAAGCAGACTATCATCGCCATAGAACGCAGCTCTCACGAACTTAGAAAAGTAAGAGAGATCCGCATACTTCTGGCAATATTTCAACGCGCACAACAGAAATGCAATTCTGAAGGCGATCATCTGAAATAGGCAATTGAGAATCGTGGTAATGGGGCACCCAGATGGTTGCGAGTGCGTCCAGCCCAGGATCTCGTCTCCATGGACATGGACCGAATAAACGATCTCGGACCACAGAGAAATCATGAGTTTGTAGGCCTCTTCTCCGATCTTCTCACGACCACCATAGAATGGAATGATGATCATGTGGAAAATTGCCCACAGAATCTGCCCAAGAAGGGTCTGATCGAAGTTCTGGAAATCTCCAGCAGCGAACTTATTGCCAACTTCGAATAGCTTAGTGATCATCTCAGTCCACTCAAATGAATAGACATTAATTCCCACTGTAGCTTCAAACTCAATTCGATTACGCATCATGTGCGCAATGAAGGGCAGAAACATCTGACGGAAGACGACTGTATAAGCCATCTCCCCAGCTGAGAACAGGCGGG